CTTATGATGAGTTCATCATTGATACTGTCCATGACATACCAAAAATCATTTGATCTTTTGTCATTGTATGGATCTTTTAGCCATTCATGTTGAAGTGCTACGATTTTTTCTCTGAAACTTATCTCGTTCATTTGTTCGCTCCTGTATGACACTCATCTTTTAGCGAGATGCCCCATGTGCGCTAAACACATGGGGCTGGAGCGTCATATTGACTAATTTGCTTCTCTTAGAAAGCATAGTTATTTATGTTAGTTATTCGCCACGCAAAATTTCTTCTATGTACTGTTCGTATGCAACGCAAGGTTCCATGCTGATATAATTACTTTCGCCTAGTATCTCAACGACACGGAACTCTGGCATGATATTGCTAACAGCAAGTATGAAATTTGCTTTGTTAGGACTTAATCCATTCTTGACAAAATGATCGTCAAGAATGGATTTTTCTATGGTTGTCAATATCGTCATAATTGTTTCAATACATTATCCAATTCTTGTGCTGTGATATCTGTATCACGGCGTGGACGATTTGCGATCTCACGCAACAAGTCTTGCTTGAGATGTTCATCTAATACTTTTTGATCATACTTGAACAACAAGTTCTTGACAAGATGTTCGCTATCGTCATGATCGAACTCATGATCTAATGCCAATTTCAACATCTGTGTCCTAGAAACAGGTTCTGGACTTGTCACTATGTCATGTATAGTGAAGCCTTGCTTTATTAACAAGTATGTGCGTAACTTCACATTGTCGCAAAATCTAACTTTGTTGCGACCATGCTTGTCACTGGCAATGATGATGCCATTTACTAATCTATCTAATTTAGCCATATATGTTCTCCATGTGTTATGAGCATATGCTCATGTACTATTATACACAAGATAAATGCCATGTCAAGCATTTAGTGTAAACATGTCTAAATGCGAATGATTCTCATTACAGATAATCATTGACTTTCTTTAAATGCTTGGCGATCTTTGTCGCTTTGGCTTTACTGCCACTATAGACGGGCAGATATGTGACATCACGATAAACTGGATATCCATATTTTTGTGGATTGCGACTCTTTGCAGATTCCAATCTGCAACGCACGATCCAGGGTTTGTCAAAGTTAATCAACACACAATAGTCACGGTTCTTCATCATTTGCTCCTCTGTTTATTAAATGATCAAAAGTTACATCATCAAACTCACATCCACGCAAGAGGTTGATATGTGCAAGATGTTGTAATTCTGTAAATTGCTCCATGGTCATGTCTTTAGCACCTATACCTTCTGGACAAGTGCTTTTCATAACCAATTCGCAAAAACTCCTGCGTGTAAGAAATGTCTTACACAAATCAAAATATGTGATTTGTTCTATCATATAAAGTGTCCCGTTTCGCACACACTACGGGACTAGAGTGGACATAAGGCCCTAAAGGGTGCCTTGTGCTAAATCAAAACTCGTCATTGAACAATGCGTTGTCGCCTTCGTATTCGTAGATGTCACTATCGCTAGTGTACATATGCAACAGATCGTCAAACAATTCTGAACAATCGATGTTGTTGCGAATATAGTCCCACTGCTCACGATCTGGCAACTGTTCTGCTTTGTCGAGAACACGGCTCACAGCATATGTTGCCGCATTTCTAGTAGCAGTATCGCCGAAACAAAAATCTGGAAACTGATGTTCGAACGCTCTCATACAGCCCTCGACACCGATATCAACGATCTTGTAATACATATAATCTAGTTGCTCGTCATTGAACTTAGTGTCGCAATGCTTGTTGGCCCAAGACTTAGTGCCAACAGTTTGACAAGCAAGCATAGACAATGTGTCAGTAATGACTTCACGCATATTCTTGAACTCGTCAGTTTGACTAAAAACGATCTTACTCATAAATCACCTCAGAAAGTTAAACAATAATGATAGTCTAGCAAAACATGGATACAATGTCAATACTGTATTTTTGTACAGTACTAACATGTCTTAGTTTAGATCCATTTTATCTACGATAAGCGGAGCCAAGTCATTCTTGACCATAGCCCAAACTTCATCGTCTTGAAATTCGGGTCCTAACTGATATTCTTCAATTCGACCATTTTCAAATTGCGCATGAAGTCTACGATTAACATCGTCAACAACGATTGCGATCGGTGTGTCATCAAACATAATATACTCTCTCTCTCAGCAGTTCGTAGCAACATTGCTACAGTACATATAGTATCAAAACAGAATAGTAATGTCAAGCCTTTTTTTGTTGTATTTTTGCAACAACTTAGCAATTCATACATTCAATCACATAATCAATGCGATCAGTAGTAGTACACACGGGCAAATGCTTACGCACAAGAGCATCAAAATTGTTGTAAAAAATCTCATTTGCAATATAGAAATCTTCTTCAGCAACATTGTTGCTAGGGTTGGCTGGATTCATTGTTATAAAATAATCATAAATTTCGTTAGGAATTACATATTCAACATTATCAAACTTAGCAGTATACATAATAATCTCCGTGAATCAACTATAGATATAGTGTATGCTAAAACAAGTCACAAGTCAAGCCTAAAAACCCTATATAAATCAATGACTTAGCGTGGGCACTCGTAAGTTGTTGATTTTATTAGTGTTTTTTACGCTCTTTTTTCACTTTTTTGCACGAAAATCGTTGTTTTTATGCAACAATCGTAAGTTGTTGATTTTATTGGGTTTTTTACTGTTGCGAAAATACAACGAAAAAAGTCGAAAAAACGCTTGACATTGACTTGCGCTTTTAGTAATATAGTCAATGTAGCGATTTTGCTACGACATTGTTGAGAGAGTATACATTATGAGTTATAAAGTTATTGACGGTCGTATCGTTAGTACTAGCAAAAAGCAAAAACTTGGCGGTGCCGCATTAGGCTTCCAAGTTGACGACAAACTGCGCAAAATTTATATGGTGCGTATGCGTGTTGACAAATTTGGTCGTTGCCATGAAGAAAATCGTACAACATTCCATCAACCTGGTTGGCTTGACATGACAGAATCGGGTTGGGTACAACTGCGTGACAGTTTGCTTGCCGAGATGGATAATACTGCTAGGCAGCAACCTGGCCTTAACGATCTTGGCAAATATAGCCAAAATGTCAAGATTAATGTTTATTAATCTGTTGCAAAAATACAACACATACAGGCTTGACATTGTGTGTGTTGTATGTTACTATTCTTGTGTTGTTTAACTTTAACTGCTGAGGTGATTTATGAAAAATCTGTCTAAGACTTACAAGTTCATTTATATGAAAAACTATGGTCTGCACAATCAACATGTGCGTACTGACTATGTGTTTGGTAATCGTCAACCTGACGGTTATGGTAACAAATTTGACATCAGTTTGTTTTTTACAAATAGTGATGACTTTACAATGCGCAAGTATTTTAGCGACAAGCCTATTCGCAGGCAAAAGCGTGATAATTTCTTGCAAGGTCCTGCTAACGAAGCAAACATCACACTTGCGTTTGTCAAGAAATTTACTTTTGATTTGAACAACATGCGCCGTCGCTTGACTTATCTCAACAAGCAATTCAAAATTGCTGAGACTGATAAAATCAAGTATCCTCATGGTGTCAATCCTATGAACTACAATGTGTACAATCCTGACTATTATCGTAGACAGATCAAGCACACTAAGGAAAATCTTGCTATCTGGAAAGCAAAGTATGAATCATTAAAAGAGCAAGGTGTTTACACTTATTTGGAGTTGATTAAGTAATGAATCCTGATCAATGGAAAGAATATTGCGAACTCATGCAGAGAGAGATCGATGACGAACTCAATGCAGAGAACGATATGCTCATGCGTCAATGGGAGGAGCAAGATGACTACTACAATGCGTAAACTTTCTAGTCGAAAAGTTCAATTTGGTAATTTATATTGGACTGTCAATAGTGTCAACCAAGAAGAATTACCAGAAAATTGTGTAGGACAATGTTCTCCTCCAATGGAGGCGACTATCAATATTTTAGAACAAGGTGGTATGGAAGATATTGATACATTGTTACATGAAATCATACATGCTATGGATTTTGCTCATAGCATAAAACTTACTGAAAATCAAACTGATAAGTTAGCCTATATGTTTAGTATGTTCTTGCGTGACAATGCTTGGATACACAAATATGTTGATCAAAAGGTCAAAGAGGAATACTACAATGCGTAATCTAACATTATTGTCAAGTGTCCTGTACCTGACAGGTTGTGCTACTATAGGTAATGTCAATGGTCAGAGTACCAAGACTGATGACATGGTAAAAACTGTTGGCATGATCATCGTTGTTGGTGCGATAGCAGGTGCAGTTGGTAAGCAGAATCAACAAAGTAAGTGTGCCAATAATCGTGCAGGTTTTTGGCAAGATCATAGTACAGGAAAAATTTACACTTGTCCTTGATAACTAAATAATAGTATCTGTGTATCTGATCAGCAAACATCTCAGCAATGTTCCATTTATACTCATCGCTGATCATTTGTAATCTCGGCTCCGAAGGCGCACAAATCGGGCACTAATTCAGGTCGTGCATATTAGCCCCAAGATTCTTATTTTAAAATAAGGAGAACTCTCAAAACTGTTGCAAGGCTAAAGTATCTATCGCCCACAGATCGCACGGAAGTGGGCGTTTCCATTTATAGATGTAGGGTGAGCATAACGGATATAGACTATGGCTAGTCTGTTTGAATAAGCGCACTCAAAATATAACACATTAGGCATGTGTCGCTCACCCTACAAACTTATTTAGTCTTCTTGTCGATAAAGTCGGTCGTAATAGTATCATTTTCTTTAAAAATGATCTTGGGTGGAAAGAATTGTATCTCTTGTATACTATTGGCTCTTTTACCCACAATGCGTAGTCCACACCATATTCCTGCGAGGAATGTCACAGCAGTCATGAATATGATGGCAACTACCAACACTTCTGCGACTGCACCAAGCCAACTTGGTAATGATTTAATAAAAGCCATCAATGTTTCTAACATGTTCATTTTCCTTATGCACCGACTGGTACTACTGTGACTATCGCGCTTGGTATCGCTGGTCTTGTATATGGTGTAGTGATGTTGCCAAACGCTTCTAATGACACATTGGCGCTACTTGCCGCATATCTAACTTGATAATAATCGTTTGCACTACAAGTATCTAAAATGTTTACTACTGCTATGTTTTTACCATCGTTCTTGACAACAGTTACAGTTGTAGCACTATCAGCGATATCAGTACCATTCTTAGCAAACCAGAAATCAAAGTCATGGTCTGCGGCATTATCAGTATTTTTCAATTGTAAACTTATCTGAATATTGTATGTACCGCCTCTTGATACACTAATTTGATTATTGCTGACGATGCTGATACCATTTGCTACACCAGTAGTTGGTAAGTCTAAGTTAGCAACTGTGTTTGCTGTGATAGCGATATCGTTTGGATTGCTAAAACTACCAAATGTGCGCAAGTAATCCAATCGACCAGTCGCGGTGATGTTACCACTACTGTTCATCAATACTGCGCCATTAGCGATATTTGCAGTACCGTATTCTATGCGAAACTCGCTGTTACCCCATGTATTGACATTGCCTGGAGGACCATTGAATATAGTCAATACATCGATTGTGTTACCAGTTATGGCTTTGATATCAGTAGTGTAACCTGCGATCAAAACATCTGTACCATTGGCTCTTGCATATGAACTAATCTCTAATACATCATCACCTACTTGCACACTTGCTGGACTTGCTACAGTACCACGACTACGGAAATATCTTGTAGAACCAATGCTTGTATTACTGTTGTTATAATTATTATATGTAATAATTGAGTTGCTAGTATTGGTATTATCATTGGTTATGATCATGCGACCATTACTGATTTCCATGGTGCGAATGTTGCTTCCATTGCTTATGACGATATTACCATTTGCATTGATATTACCTAGGCTCAATATACCATTAGCGCCTATATTTGCATAATCAGCACTAACTGTACGCAATGCTACAAATTCACTTGTAGTCAATATGCCAAAATCAGGATTGTATGTGAATGTGTCACCGATGTCATCGATTTGCATCTGATTATTGCCGGTACCACTAGTCCATACAGGATAGAATGTAGCATTGCTTGTAGCATTTGCATTGACAACATTAATGGTATTAGCGTTGACATTAGTAATATTGCTACCATCACCATTGATGAAAGTCGCATCTAACTCATATAGATTAGCAATGCTCCAATTATTACCATCGATATTACCTTGTAATGTGCCGCTGAATACACCAGTAGCACCTACTGGACCTGTAGCACCTGTATCACCCTGTGGGCCAGTGGCACCAGTAGCACCTACTGGGCCAGTAGCACCGCTTTGCGGTATTACCCAACTCAAGTTACCTGAACCATCAGTACTCAATACATCGCCGTTATTACCACCAGTGATCTTGACATTAGCATTGCCACCAAGATTGCTGACGCCTGTGACATTCAAGTTTGTGCCAACATTAACTGTATTGTTGGTAGTGATAAGACCATTACCATAGATGCTAGCATTTGGTACATATGTAGAATTATCTAATGTGAATACAGTTTGAGTTGCACTATTGATAACTTTACTATTAGCACCGCGTATGTCGTTAATCAATCGACCACTATAAGTACCTGCTTGATCTGTATCTTGTATCTCTACCCTTAGATCAGCGATTTTAGCAAAACTGTTGCCGCTATCGATATATGCTATACATGGCATGTGCATAACATAATCAGCATTGGCTACTGGTAACGCATTGCCTACATTACCACGCAATCTATAAAAACTCAATTGCGCAGTTTGCACATTGCTATTGTTGTAGGCTGTGCTATACAATGCTTGTGGCGATACGCTTGTAGTGATATCTTTGGTTACAGTATAAGTTTGATTCGTTAGTATACCATTATTAGACAATTGCATCACAGTATTATTATTTTGATCTGTGAAAAATGTGACATTACCAGAGAATGCCATCTTGACATTAGAATTTGCTTTGCTAAAGATATTAGTTACCGTCAATCCATTAGCATTACCTTCATTGAAACTGATGTTACCATTAGCATTTAAGATGACATTGCCATTACCTATATTTGCGCTATTGGCAAATACAGTCTTAGTGAAGTTGACATTACCATTCGCAAAGAAACTTTGTGTATAAGTTGTCGTGTTGTCGCAAGTTATGAATTCAAGACCTACAGGTTGTGCCGCTGTATTTGCGACATAACTGCTATCTACTCTTGCAGTTACTTTAGCCCAACGATTACCCGTCGGTACACCACCGTTCGCTTGCGCACCACGCCATTCTATGTTACCTAGGTAATCGTTTGGTTCTGAACTTAATCTAGTAGCACCATTACCACGACGGCGTGTGGTACGCATCCATATAGAATCTGCCGCGTTAGTAGGGTTACCATAACTTACCGCGGCAAATTGTGGCATATTGTTTGGTGCTTGTAAGTTAAAACTTAATGTTGCTGGAGTAGCAACGAAACTTGTGAATGTAGCAGTATTTCCATTCGCTAGATCACTAGTAGGTGCTGCCATAGACCAAGTATATGTTAATCCATCATATGCTTTATTGTTAGCATTTGCCGCCCCACCGCCGCGACTTAAATTTACAAATCCTGCTAGTTGATAATTGCCACCTACATTGACATAATATTCTGATATGTTTGCATTTAAGACTGTAGCATTAGCGAGATTAATCAATGATGCCTGGCTAAGCGTATTAGTAGTTAAAGGAGCAACACCTTGATCAAATGTAGTTATTACTGATCCTACTACTCTATTAGCAGGTTGTAAAGTTAATGTTATACCATTACCATTATATGACCAATTGGCAGTATTTGCCACATTGCTCTTGATGTTCAATGTATAAGTGTTTGCGACACCATTGATCGATACTGTATTGCTAGTATTATCGAATGTGAATGCATTGCTACCGGCACTATTACCATTATCATTATAGATGACATTAGTGTTTGAGCCTGCTACAGGTCCTGTCGCGCCAGTGGGTCCTGTCAAACCTGTCGCGCCAGTGGGTCCTGTCAATCCAGTAGCACCATCAGGTCCCGTAGCCCCTGTTAGTCCAGTGGCACCTGTAAGACCTGTAGCACCAGTATCGCCAGTGGCACCTGTAAGTCCCGTAGCACCAGTATCGCCAGTGGCACCTGTAAGTCCCGTAGCACCAGTATCGCCAGTGGCACCTGTAAGTCCAGTAGCACCTGTAAGACCTGTTGCACCTGTAAGTCCCGTAGCGCCGGTGTCTCCAGTTGCTCCCGTTAATCCAGTAGCACCTTGTATACCTGTAGCACCAGTGGGTCCTGTAAGTCCAGTAGCACCAGTGGGTCCTGTAAGTCCAGTAGCACCAGTGGGTCCTGTAAGTCCAGTAGCACCAGTAGTGCCTTGAGGTCCAGTGCTACCTTGTATGCCTGTAGCACCTGTAGGCCCTTGTATACCTGTCGCGCCTGTGGCGCCTGTCAATCCAGTAGCGCCTTGTGGTACAATCGCACGATCTACTTGAACTACTACATTTGGTGTAGGTTCTATGTTTACTTGAACTACGCCTGAGCCATTAACACTTACTTGATTTGCCATGTTAGTGACTCCTTAATTATATACGCCGTCTGACGCTACCAAGAATAACAAGAATATGCTCTCATCATAAGCAGGGGTAGAGCCACTCGCGGGAAAACTGATCTTGATTCGTCCTGTGAAACATGCTGGGTCACTAGCATTGATACCAAGATCGGGGTCACCAGGCAATCCTGAGTATGTGACTTGCAAACTATCACGACCTATAGTAGCCCATGTTTCTTCATCGATGACTAATGTGAATGTGCCAGCACTATTCACTCTGTTAGTGATACTCAATGATATGGGTAATGCTTCTATGCGATTCATCGTCATAGAGCCAGTGGCTGTCGATAATGCAAAAACAGTACCTGGTGTATAAGTTGGTGCTGCCCCGCGAGTGTCGCTGATAGTAAAAGTAGTACTAGTAATAACTTCTTTGACATAGTATGTTGTGTTGATCGCTACGCCACCGAATACTGTGCCACGAAATTGTACGGGCATACCGATGAATAATTCTGCTGTTGAACTACAAGTCAATATGTTTGTACCTGTAGTTGTCGCTGTGACTGTAGTGATTTGACTGACTAATGGATAGTCTGTGATCGTAAAATCGTATCCACTACGACTGTCACGGAAGTTTGTGATGGCCCTGCGAATGATTGTCGCATCAATCGTTGCACCTGTTAAATTGATTGGCGTAGTGCCTGTCTGCCAACCACTTGGATAACTAGTGATGTTACTCCATGCTAAGTTCCAGAAATCTTTCTGGTTATAGACAAGTTCTTGTGCTAATACTTGTCCATCGAATCCGCCCACTTGATTGAGCGTGTTTTGACTGAATTTTGCCATCTCTGCTTCCTCGCATTATGACCCCAACTTGCTACCTCGCAAGTCTAAGGTGTTATGTTATATTTATTGGTTAAATTAGATTTTATAGTATCAAGAATGTTGTAAAATCATTACTTTGATCCTGTAATCTAGTAACATTATTAAAACCTGATACTACTGTAGGTGTAGTAAAACTTAAAGGTCCAGATGTATATACAGGTACACCGTTATCTAAACATCCTTGTGTATTCAATCCATATACATATGCTCTTTTATCGGTTCTAATTTGTACGCTCTGACCGTTTCTACCTAATAATATGGAACGCGCAGTATTGACAGTATTAGCATTGCGCATACCATATCCAGCAATAGAACCTGCGGCAGGTATATCATATACATCAGTTGAAGTAGTACCATATTGAGTATAACTTGGATCTAACGCCCATACTCCATTTTGATTTACATTATATTCTTGCCAATCATAATTCGGAGTCACAGCAGTAAAAGTATTAAGATATATTGGTTTTACTGTCATATTACCTGTAGCCGTTGTTAAGGCTAATGTATTTCCGCCTGCAGTTGTGGAAACAGTAAAAGTTGTATTTGAAGTTATTGCTTTAACAATATATTGAGTTTCGTTACCGGTCACCCCACCAAATGTAGTCCCACCAAAAGCAATGTATGATCCATATATGCTACTAGGAGGATTATATATGGCTAAATTTGCAGTACTATCGCATGTAAATTCATTTGTTACACTACTTGAAGAAGTAACATTACATAAAACAGGAACATTTTCTCCTATTCCTAATCGTCCCTGAATATTCCATCCCGCGGCATACAAATATCCATTAGTTTTTTGTGCAAAAGTACCTCCGAAACTTGATTTAATGTTTTTCCAATCAGTAGCGGTGCCTATCTTGCTCCATGTAGTTTTATTTGTATATGTTCCATCACCAAAATCACCGAATTCATTTCTACCAACACTCCATAATGTACCATCAGTTTTGATAGCGAACGACCTATTGGAGTAAGTCCATACTTTTAACCAATCGGTATCACTACCTATTTGAGTTGGTGATGTATAAGTACCTGTAGTGGGCAAACCCAATTTATATAATGCATTACTGCCCCATGCCCACAATGTACCATTTGTTTTTACTGCTATGGCTGCTTGATATCCGGCACATACTGTAGCCCAGTCTGTATCAGTACCTATCTGTGTAAATAAATTTTTACTTATAGTACTACCTATACCCAATTCACCATTACCATTGTATCCGGTAGCCCATAATGTACCATTAGATTTTCTTGCTATTGTAAAACCAGAATTTAGGCCTATACCTTCACCAGTAGTAACTTGAACCCAATCACTATCAGTACCTACTGCTGTGAATGCATTTCTATCTACATTATCTCCTAATCCTAATTGGCCGGCATCATTGTTACCGGTAGCAAATAATCTACCTGATACATTATTACCAGTACTCGATGATGTGAATCCTGTCGCCATTGCTGTTAGTGCTCCTCTTCTAGTAATTAGTGGCATATAAACTCACCCTAATTTATCTTTTAAATTGAACTTGAGAGCCCAATACTGTATATGTAGAAGAAGCCGTTTTTATGATACAATATGTATAGGCATCAATCGCATTGGTAGAACCTGTAGTAGGTACAAAATAATTTTGCCAAAATACATTAACATTACTACCATCAATTTGTGTAATGTTGGGATAATATCCTGTATTACCATTAGTATTTAACAGAGTAACTGTCACGCTTGAATTGGCTGTCAATAATGAATTTAATGGCGTGCCAGAACTTCCTCTAAAATTTAAAGTGAAATTATTTGAAGCATTGGCAGTATAATACAATATAGATTGTGTAGTAACATCAAAATTTATAGTACCAGTCGCACCAGTACCTACTGTCACAATTTTTTCTGATGCATTTACTACATATTGAGATATTGTACTAGTATTGCCATTGAATTGTGCATAGGTACCATTAATATTACCATTAACTGTTAATGTTTGGTTAGAACTATCAAATGTTAGATTAGCACTAGCACCAAAATTATTTGCATTATTATATTGAATCTGTGTGTTACTACCTGCTACTGAACCTGCAGGACCTGTGGCACCTTGTGGTCCCGTAGCCCCTGTTGGTCCACCACTTGGGCCTGTAGCGCCTGTAAGACCTGTTGCACCTGTAAGACCTGTTGCACCTGTAAGTCCAGTAGGACCTGTTGCTCCAGTAGGTCCACCAGAAGGACCTGTTGCACCGACAGGTCCAGTGGCACCGGTATTACCGACCACGCCTTGAGCACCAGTGGGTCCTGTAGCGCCTGTGCTACCTATAGGTCCAGTAGCACCTGTTGCTCCTGCTCCAGTAGCACCAGTCAAACCAGTAGCGCCGGTTGGGCCAGCAACACCAGTTGCACCTGTCGCACCTACACCAGTGGCACCTGTAACACCGGTCGCACCTGTGACACCAGTTGCACCCGTAGAACCGCGTAATCCTGTAGCACCTTGTAGCCCAGTAGCACCTGTTGGTCCAACATTGCCAGTCGCTCCTGTCAATCCAGTAGCGCCGACTGGTCCTGTGCTACCTATAGATCCAGTCGATCCTGTAAGACCAGTAGCGCCGGTGGCACCAGTCAATCCAGTACTGCCCATATTGCCTTGCAAGCCTGTAGCACCTGTTGCGCCTGTAGGCCCAGTTGCACCTGTTGCGCCTACAATACCACCTGTAGATATAGTCATGTCGATGACTTCAGGCGTGATTGTTATATCAGGGGCGCCTGGCGTGATATTGATATTATATGGTTGTACAACAAAGGTTGCATTGATTTCTGACATTTTACTGGTACCTTACGATGAATCCTAATGGCTCACGATTTATATCTGTCAAACTCGCATTTGATATGCTTTCTTTTGATACCGTCAATGTCACGATGACTAATGTACTATTGGCTGCGTTATTCGCTAATGACACATTTGGTATACCCACATTAGCAGTACCTGTGATGTTATTGCCAACATATAGATATGCAGTACCATTTGCGGCATTACTAAATGCACTAACAAGAGTGTATGCATTAGCATTTGGTTGTGTATTATTGAGATTGATATTACCCAACACTACTTCATCACCATTTGCACTATATGTAACATTATCTACAGTATAAAATTTAGCATTGGCTGCTAATGTCCATGCGTTAGGACTTAATGCATTAGCAGGATTACCTTGATTATCTGTGAAATTGATAGGTAAAGTATATGCTTCACCTGTATAGATTTCCAAGCATTGCATCTCTGTGCCTGCTATGGTCATCGTTTTCGCGCCGTTTAGTAATAGACTCATGTTCGTAGTTCCTATATATTATTTATTCTGGTCTGACAGTTTCATGACTGAGACCTTCACGATCAAGTCGTGCTTTGATTTTATTACAGACCTCATCGTATACTTTACTATTGCTTTGTTGAAAAATATTGTATTTTTTGGCAAATTCTAAAAATTCTTCTTGATTAGAATTATTAATGATATCATCAAAATTTCTAAATGTGATTTTCATTTGTTTCTCCATTATAGATAAGATTTGCATATAGCAAATTGTACAGCATAAACAACTACATTTGCTCCTGTAGTCATATTTCTCATCAAATAACCTGCATAATCTACAGTACCATTAGGAAAACCTGTCGCTGTTGTTTCAAATCTATATGCTTGATTTGCTTTTAAATTAACTGTTGTTATCAAATCATCAGATGATACATAGCCAAAACTAAGTGAATTATTACCAGAGCCGCTTGCCAATTGAACATTGGCATCGACATTCGATACCATAATTATTGATGCTCTATATTGTACACCAAAAGGAGGAGATATCGGTGTAGTTAAATTAAATGCGGTAATGACATACCAATTCCAATCTCCATCTGCTCTTTCCCATAAACCTGCACCATAAGGATTAAAGGATCCAGAACTATTATCATAATATCCATTGGCAGTAGTACTTGTACCTTGATAAAATGGTGTGTAATAATTTGTACCTGGGTTAGTTCCTATGATATAAAAAGGTACATCATAGGATGTTCTTGCCGTTACATTGATAGGTGCAATTGGAGGATCATTGCCTAGAACACCAAATGTTATAGAATCAGTTAGTTCACTAATAGTTAAATTAGCACTAAAATTATTCAATTCTAAAGTATTATTTGCTACTTTACTACCTTGTATTGTATAATTTACAATATTATTGTTTACAATCGTATTATTTTTAATCTGTCCACCTGCTATACCACCTGTATTGCTGATAGGATTATAAGGTTGTATATTCGCACCACCCCATGCTATCACATTGCTTACATTGCTATAGCGACCTGATGTGTCGTTTCTTGCTGTGGCACTCCAATAATAATTTGCGCTAGGTAAATCGTTTACAGTTATAGATACATTATTATAAACAGCATTTGCGCTATCACTATTTGTGAATGGTATGCCACCTGCGCTTTGTACTGTGCGATATAATTGATGTTGTTGGACATTGCTATTGTTACCATAATTGAAATCCATATATAACACAGTACCAGTATCAGGCACGCATGAAGTGACTTCAAAACCTGTGACAGTAGCATTAGCATCTGTGAAATTAGTGATAGTAGGTGGACATGGTTGGCTGATCACATTAGGATCAGTCAATCCTGTATTGTCAGCAGGTATGAAATCTGTGATAGCATTGTCAGCATAGACTGTTGCATTGTATTCAAATGCTTCTATGTTAGCGACTAAACTATTGTCATCAGTGGTCTGTTCGCTTACATTGCTGACACGGAATAATTTATATGGATTCGCAGGATTAGCAGTCGTAGGTCCCCAACCATAGTCAGGTTGACCAACACGAATGACATCGCCTGCTTCTATCTGTATACCTGAATAGTCAAGTTGAAAACTTATCACTAGATCCTCGCGGCTCTGTAACAGTCTTCTTGCCGCTAGATATTTCGCTTGCACAGCACCATTGACTAATGGTAAACTGATGTTCAATCTATTGACTGCTTCATTAGGACTCAATATATCATCATAGACTTGACTGCTCCAATTTGAAGGATTTGTCAGATCGATGACTTGATAATCTGTCTGATCTTTGACATTGTTATTTGGGTATGCGACTTCTACTTGATTATATGTCTCATTCAAGTCTACAGGATTGATCTGTATACCACCTATTAGATTATTACTATCTACTAAGAATAAACTTGATTCTGCACCGCTATATGGTGCGTTCATGACTACGCGCCATTGACCTGTGCTTTCGCTATATTGTAACCAACTATCGCAACTATCGACCATAGTTTGTAAATTAGTCAAGCATGTTGCCGCTGTATTCACTACACCATTGATGCGATAACGATATGGCTGTGTCTGTGGATTGCCATTGACATCAATGTAACCTATGCTTTGATTACTGTATAAATTTAATGAGGTTAAACTATTATTATCTATCTGATTGAAAGGTATAGCACATCCATATCGCTCATTAGTCATATAGTCTAAAATCACAGCACCGGGCCTTGCGCCATAACTTGCGCCCATATTGTTTGTCAACTTGACTTGCAATGATCCTAGTCCTGTAGTACCTGCGTCTGGATTATATTCTACACGCACGATTGCGAACGCTGTGTTGGTCATGGTTGCACTTTGACCATTGCTAGTGTACAATGAACCATTCCAACGCAGATCGCTTGGGAATATACCACCACCTGTACTGCTATCACTCATGATAGTGATAGCACTTTGGCCACCTGTGTTGACACCTGAACTTGAACCATCGGTAAACAACCAGATATAAATCTTGCCTGCCATGCGTGTATCACGCTGTGCCGTACCTAAGCCACCATTGTTTGTAACCAATGCATTGACTACACCATTACTACCAAATTCTACTAATTTACCATCGTAATAGACACCATTGGCGGTATCATAACTATAAGTTCCTGTATCTGTCTTTTCTGCAAAGGCGATACAGTACCACATGTATTTCTGATCTTGGCTGATCTTTGCATCGATGATAGGACCACCTATCCATGCTTGACCATATACTACAGGAAGTTTGTTTTCTGTAGCAGGCGGTACTTGCACACGACCACCAGCATCACCACCTGCAGGGGCATCTGCACCACGCTTTGCTAACAGTTTGCTAGCACCTATGCTTATAGCCGCACCTAATAATGCTTTACCTATGAAAGCACCTGCGCCTGGTATGAACACAGCGGCAGCGACAGCGGCAACTACGCCTATGACTTTCTTAAGTGCTTTACCTATTTTACTAAAGATACCCATAATTAATCTCTTTGTATGCCTCTAGGTCCTACTACACCGCTACTACCTGCCGCGCTACCACCTGTAGGATTTGGTACGACTTGTCTAGATTTAGGATCGACACCGAAATCGAATGTGAATCCTGCTAAACTTGTGACATTGTTCATGCTACTATCTGTGCTATTAAAGAACTGCCAACTTTCCTTGTTTGTTTTTCTTCCTGCAATTCTATTTTCTAACACAGTCTTATAACTGCTACAATCAAATGTTATGGTATAGTTATCTAATCTTTCTTCACGCTCTTCGCTGATACCATAATTGGTCACGATGCCTGTAAATCTTAGGTATGCATTGCTTAAATTATAAGTGTTGTCATAGAAACCACGATATATCTTGACCAATCCACCACGCACTTGACCCTGGCTCTCTAAAAAATCATAGATGTTGTTACCGCTAACACCGCTGATCGCTATGCTTGTATCACCTGCTGTGACACGGATGCTACGCTGTTGTGCTCCTACACTCAACAATCCACCTAGTGGTGTGTATACATTACCATCTATGCTTTCTGCTTGATATGCGCTACTGAATGTCAAGAATTCTACTTCATCAGCAGTACCTGTGGTATTTGCTATGTTTGCATTTGCTGTGAATAAAGTACCTGCGACATTACTGCTAGCACCTAAACTAGTCCATGGTGTGTTACCACTGACTTTGATGATATATTCTTGACCCACATCTAGATCATCTGCATCTGTAGGCAGATAATTATTGTATATCACCAATTGCACAAATTCTGCGCTAGTGACATTTGCTTTATTGTTTGCAACTGCTGGTATGCTAGTCGTCATGCTGTACCTACAAATTCGTAAAGTTGAAAGTCTTCGCTAAATTCTATCAATGCGTTATTGACTACTGTACCATTAGGACGAACATACGCGCCGGGCACTAATGTGTATGTAGGCATGTTTGGACAGAACATGTTCCATTCACATGCATTACCTACTGTGATACCTAAACCTGCTACGCTAGCGGTCAATATATTTGGTCTATTTGTCGTCACAGTTATAGTTCCAGCACCACCTCTAGTCACCCTTGTAGTGCTAGTGAATGGATATGGATAGTTACCAATCTGTATCAAATCGTTTGGTTCAAATATCACGCGATTGCTTGGAACTATTGGTAGATTATTCAATATCAATTGATTACCAACGAAACTTTGCACAGTCATGCTATTGATCTGAGCCTGTGTCAATTGACCTTGATATCTAAATATCCAACTTAAACATGCATTGTCGCTGAATGTCACGATCTCAGGACTTACAACATCCATGGTATCTAATGCTTCTAACAGATCACGATTCTGATAATATTGTAGACTCGCAGGCATCTTTAATGTAAAACGCCATGGATTCTTAGTTGGCGTGAGACTAACTCTTGGTATCTCGTTTCTTGTGAACTGTATGCCAGCGACCTTTCTACGATCTATGCTGATCGCATTACATTTGTTTAAGATTGTTTGTAATCCTGCCATGACTTTTTCCTATTATGCTGCCGCGCCATATGGCAATTCTCGTCTTGCCTGATTTGTAGCACCGAATAATGCTTTTCTATTTTCATAGAACAATGTTGCTACAGATTTAGCATCTACAGCATTGATGTTATTATTGTAGTTATAGTTGTTTACTACAGGTTGTTGCTGTACTGGTTGTGAGGACATCATGTTACCTAATTTATTGTTAGGTATGACTGTGCCTGCTTGCTTAGGTACAAATAATTCAGGACCTTTCTCACCAACGATGCTTGCTTTGCCTACTGGTGGATTACCACCCTCAGCAAATCCTGGCAATGGTATGCCAACGCTACCTAAGAATCCACTGATGGCACGGAAGATCAATGCTTTTGCGATCATTTTAGCAAGATCAGCAACGATGCTTCTAGCGAAATCGCTGAACTTGAACTTACCTGTACTGACAAATGTATCTACAGCATTGCTTATGCTACCCCATGTGTCTGCTACTGCTTTCTGTGCCATGTTGATAGGCTTGAATTGTTCGGCGATCTGTTCTAATCCTTTGACTACGCCTGCGCTATAACTTTGCTCTAATGCTTGTTGTTCTGCTCGTTTGCGTCTTTCTTCGCTTATTGCAAAATCAGTTGCAGATTTTACTCTTGCCAATTCATTTTCTAATTCTTTTCTCTTTATATCGTCTTTTTCAGCCGCGATTTGTCTAGCCAATTGCAATTCTTTCAATGCACCGGACTCTTGTATCTTGATCAGTTCTAATTGTTGTGCTTTTTGTTTCTCTGTGATTTGACCTGTGATGACTTGGCGTGCCAATTCTGCATCTTTCATGGCAACAGTCTTTTCAGATTGTTGTTGCATAATACCTAATTGATTCTGTAAATCTACAGTTCTTGCTCGTTCTGCTTCTGCTAAAGCAAGAGCAGCCAATTTTTGTTTTTCGCTCTCGGCAGATTGATCTTTGATTATTTGTTTCTGTTGCTCATAGGTTGCGATCAATGCTTGATTGACATAACCTTTTTTATTCTGTTCTTCTGTGATCTTGGCATCTATATTTGCAAGATCAATCTTTAATTGGCGTTCTGTATCTAAACGAACTTTTTGACGATCTGCTTCTTGTTTGGTTAGATTTGCTGTACCATTTACAGCCTTTTGATATTCTAACGCAGCCTGGACATTTGCATTTTGTAGATCAAAACTTCTTTGTTGTTGTTCTGCTACTGCTGATTGTTGTGCCCTAATTATCTCGCCAATATTTTTTTGTTGCTGTTGTGCTTTGGCAATTTCTTGTTGTTTTTTAACTTCTGGATCTTCGCCTGCAGGCGCATCTTCCATCAAATTTTTGCCTGCTACTAAACCACCTACTGCTAGACCGCCTAATGCTAATGCTCTGAATACAGGATTTTTTGCTAACAGACCCGCGGCGCTTGCTAAGGTTTTTATAGCACCTGCCATCTTTATGACATTGGCTACAGCACTTGCACCAAACGCTAATGCAAATGTAGCGGCAAGTATCTTGATTGCTTTGTCTGCTTCTTCAGCAGTCAACACCATATCTTGTGCGCCACCTAGGAATGGTTCTATAAAACGCAAGAATGCATCTTGCAACATGCGGAAATTCTTTTCCATAGCGGCAGTAGCGGCTGCCGCCAACATCATCTCGCTTTCTAATCGTGCAAAATCTTTTGTTTGTAATATTTCTTGCAGTTTTGCAGGATCAATGCTAGAAAACTCTTTACCAAATATCTTGATACCTAGTGCTGTTCTTGCCGCGCCTTGCTCCATGTTAGCAAGTTTTTCGATAACTTGCTCAAAGATTTGTATATTGGTTTTACCTTCTAAATCTTTAAGCGTGATTCCTAGTTCTTTGAATGCTTCTTGTGTATCGACATTGAGATTGGCAACTTCGTCTAATGACTTATAGAAGTTCATCAAGACTTTGCCTACGCCATCGAACTTACCACCTGCTTCTTCTAAACTTTGTGCTAGACCTTTGACGAATCCTGCATTAAGACCAAAGGCATCACCAAGATCGTTCATCTCATCTGCTGTTCTAAGTGCAGTACCACCTATCAATGCTAATGCGGCGGCGGCAATGTTGCCTACTTTTTGTAGACCATTGCCTAATGTATTAAACGCTTGCTCGGTCTTTTTCGCTTGATCTTGTAAGTCTTCGAGGCTCTTATCAGCATTCTTTACGGATTTATTAAGGTCATCGACTTTGCCCTGCCCACTGACATCGATCTGTATTTTATATTGGTCTATCGTTGCCATTATACTCTCACTCCCAATTTCTTGTAGACATAATCACGCACAGATTGTAATGTTGGAGCAGTCATACCTTTAGGTGCTTGTGTGCTACCACGCATGCCTCGATTAGTCATATGACGACCTTTGTCTAGTACTTGCGCATATCCATAATTTGCTTGTATCTCGTTACCTTGTAATACAGTACTGCGTCTAGCATTACCTGATCGCACAGGAGTATTCTTCACAAATTCTGTAAATGCGAATTTGCTTATAGATTTTTCATCTAATGTATCTAATACTTGATTGAGGCGATCTACGATATTGCTCATTTCTTCTTTTTGCCTTTTTGTAATATAGTTTGCAATTGATCTTGGCTAAGTTTATAAGCGTCAGGTCTAGGTGCTGTGCCTTTCGCTCTTTGCTTTTCCATCTGATAACTATCGTAGGCAGCAAGGACATCTGTGATCATGAAGTCGTATGTGGTGGCGTTCTGTTCCACGACATGTGGCAAAACACCATATTTTTCAGCCATACGACCTATCGTGATCATTTTTGCGCTTCCCCAACTGTTTGGGTCGATGCCTTGCTCTGTGGTTTTCCCAAGATTTCTCCAATCTTGTTGATCGCCGCGGCAGCGATATCGATGGGTAGATCCTCATCATCTGCAAGTACTTGCTTGCCATCCTTGTCTAAGATCATGGCTTTCATCATCTTATCAAGGTTAGTAAATTCGTTATTGCTTCGTGCATTGAAGAAGTCAAAATATGTTGACATGCGCACGATATTGTATGTGTAGAATGTGATAGGTTCACCATAACGCTCGACAAGTTCTTTGCCGTCGAGTATGACTTCTACTAATTCTGGTTTGCTTGCGTAATCTTTGATATTCACTTGTTATCTCCTAGTTAATTAGTTACCACTATATTTATCGTAATGCTCTTCCAAAAGTTGATTGAGCAATGCTATACGAAATGCTTGTTTAGCCTTCATCTGTCTGATTGTCTGCTCCATGTTATTCAACATTGGTAACAGTTTTGCTTCGTCTGCAATGAGGCTGCGTAATTTTTCCTCAGTCGTGATGAGGAATGCGTTGTTATTAGTATTCATTTGTTCACCATATAGAAAAAGAGAGCAGATCGCTCTGCCCTCTTTCTTTGGTCAATTAGACCTTAGGTCCAGAACCCATGTCGCCATTGACAGCGATTGTGAGTGGGGAAACCCACACAGGGCTGTCAGGTGACGCTGTTGGTGCTACGCTACTTAGATAACCCACTCCACTATAGTAGAATGTGTTAGCAGGTGTTGCGTTACCAATATTGGCGCTGTTGTTCAACTGAAGTCTGAAAGCAACTTCAATACGGTTCTGTGATAAACCGCTAACACCATAATATTTTGCTGAAGTATTGGCTGCGGCTGAATCTCCGAAGAATCCTTCATCATCTACTACGATATTAGTGCTGATCTCATTGTCGCTTGGTGTAGTGACTTTGTTGATACTTGCAGAACAGAAATCTGTCCATGAGAATATACCAGTGCTATTAGTTACTGTTACATCTTGCAAGCAAGTCACATTCAATAGGTTCGCTCCACCGAGAAAACCATTGCCAGTCAAGCCGACATTTGAGTTAGCCACATCAGTTGACAGTATAAGCGCAGGGAAAGTACCTGTCTCGTTTACTGTAATGTATGCCATTTTATAATCTCCTTAAGTTAGTGGCGTCAATCATTAAAATTCAATCTTTTCAAGTTAAAATTATAGGTACGCTTTTCACTACGATTACCGATAACGATGTTTTGAGTAAATGTAACTTCATAATATCCATTAAAGAAGGCTGCGTCAGCACTCATGCCTTGTATGCGTTCTTCAAGATATATCCATTTAGGATCATCTTGTATACTGACAAACAAAACACTAAACTGATCAGTCATCGTATAGATGCTACCACATCTTGTGATACCTAATTGATTTACTTCTCTACTGATAGTAGAGACATCATCAACATAGACACCATATGGTACGATATCATCGGCAGCAGGATATATGCCTGACACTTCAACGATAGGGACAAGTGTGTCTGCCACTACCTTGATGTAGTCGATGATATTCTGCTTTACGATTAATGGAACATTACTCATTAAAAATACCTGCGATCATTATTGAAATAGTCCACATCTGCTGTCCAATTTTCTTCTAACTTAGTTGTCGGTCCGTTAGGAGCATCTTGGTTCAGATCGTACCAATTCATTAATTGTAGTGCCTTCTCCCACTCAATCTGATATCTACGCAATGCATGATCAAAGTTAACTTTGTCAACATCGTTGACATTGCTTACATCTGATACGATTGATTCGTAGAATATCTTTACAGCCATGAATGTATCAAGGCGTATCAATGTCTGATCATTTTTGATGAGCAGACTTGGATTGAATGAAGATATCAAGGCACCGTTCGGTAAATTAGTGTAATATGTTGCCCCTAACACCGTATCGCAATACTTGGGCCACCATCCAAACTCCATCTGATACAATATCTCTTGACTGCCTACTTTGAAGTAGTCATCCCAATTGACTTGCATCTGAGCGGCGCGGCGTTCAGCGGCAGGATCATAAAAGATTATGTCCTGTACTGTAGCATTACTGATTCGTTGATAGGGGACTGACATATTTTTACATTCCTATATTATCTAACATTAAGACTGGTAAATGTTGATCGCTCCACCGCGTCTTGGATCGGCAACACCTGCGCCCATGTATGCGACGCCAGTCAACCACATCTGCAATCCGCCTGGCTTCTCGCCCATCTTGATCTGTAGACCTTCTTTGAGAACAGTAATCAATGCTGTCTCGTGGAAGTATGCGCCTACTAGAACATTTGAGTTTGAACCCTGACCTAATACAGGACGAGTTGCGCTTGGTAGGAAAGTAGTGAATGCGACTTTACAGCCGTAAACATTATCTAAACGACCAGTTGCTAGCAATTCGTTACCGAGATTGCTGACCTGTGATCCACCGCCGTATGTTGGGTTGTTAACAGCACCGCCAGTCAATTCTGCAAGCAAGCGATTCATTGTTGAACCATCTTGTCCTGCGACATTACCGCCTTGTGTGTCACCGTTGCTGTCCAATACGATGATTGGAGTGCCTGGCAAGCGAGCAACTTTGTAGTTCTGCTTGACATTACGGATCAATTCAAGTACGCTTGCTGATGTGAAACCAGTAGTCCAACCTGCTGTGTTGCTTGGTAGACCTGCGTATAACAATTCCATAGCACCTAGTTCAGTTGGACGAGCAAAGCCGTCTGCTGGTGTTGGTGAATAGAGGCTGTTAGTTGGTGTTGCCTTGAATGATAAGAAGGCTTCACATACACGAATGTCAACCTTTTCACCATATGACTCACCGAGTTCAGCACCCAATGTGGCAGCAAGTTCGAAACTAGTAGTCCATGCGTAGAAAATATCAAACGCTGTGGCTGCTACTGCTGGAGTTGCTGTGATGCTACCTTGACCTAATGAAGGATTCTGTTCAAATGCCGCTGGAGCATTTCCGAAACCTGCGTTAGCCGCACCTGTGTTAGGATTGTAATCCTGGTAGGTAATTGGTGCGAACTGTGGTACTAAGTACTGGTTACCTTGATTTGGCGCAACAACAGTAGTATAGTCCACTAGACCTGTGCTTTCGTGCATGGCACGAAGAGCGAAGTTTGCGATTGCAGTAGTAAAGCCATCGGCTTCATTATTGCCACCACCTAGTACATATGCCATTTTAATTCTCCTCTAATCTGGCTTATAGGACTTTCTTAGACATTGCACTAACACTCACGCCTACTTTAGCATTCTTCAATCCGATGCCTTTACCTAGACCATTTCTAGCGGCCCACGCATTGAATGCGGCAGGGTCTTTAGCATAGTCAGGAATAGCGTCAGGTTGAGCACCAGCAAACTGTGTTTGTCCCATGCGCAGTCCAGAACCGGTCTGAGAACTTGAGCCTTTCAGTAACTTAGGGTTACCTTGAGCGATCTCATTCACTAGACCATTTAATGTGAGTGGATTACCGTCCATACCATAGCGTTCTTGTCCCTTCTGATTTACGATTGTGAAAGAACCATCACGATTCATTTTGATGTTACTTTTAATCTTCTGCAATGCGTATTCTTGTAGATCAGGATCAAATTTTTCGCCCATGTTACGAAGAATCTCTGAGTCCAATTCTTTCGTGCGTAATGCTCGCTCTTTACTTGCGAGGTCTCGTTGCAACTTCATGAATTGATCTCTTAGATCAGTATTGTCAGTAGCACGATCTTCACGCCCCATGCGTGAGTCTGATTCGTCTACCTCCACTGGCTGTGCGTTGCCACCGCGTTGACTACTAGTGCGTGCGACATAGGCTAACGCTGCCTCGACTGATTCAAATTGTTGACCGCTTGCTTGTGACAATGCGTTCAATATTGAACTAGTGGTGCTCTTGCGAATAGCACCTGCCTTAACATTAGTATCAGCATCATTTGTAACCTGTTCTGCATCAGGGGCTGTATCGTTGCCAGCGAGTTCGTTATCTATCATATATCCTCTTTTTAGTTATGCGTAACTACCGTAAGTTATCTACCTGTGTTCATACCAACAAGTTGTGCGGACACAGCCTGTTGTGTATAAAAACTTTGTCCAGTATAAGTCACAGGTGTACCTATACCAGCATCATCAACACCGGCACCATCGATGCCGCTATCAAATTCTGTCGCATCACCATATATCTCTTCGTTCTCACCGAAGTCTTCTGGTGTTGGTATCTGATCGCCAAGATCGCGGCTCAATACTTGCTCGTTCTCTTGCGTCATCAATTCTTTGACCATTGGGTCTGCTACTGTTTCGATGTAGGCTTGTTCGTATTGTGCGATTGCTTCTGCGGGCGCCAACATTGCAATGATATCCTTAGCAATGAGGCTATCAATGATTGGATTATTTTGTACAAGCGTTTTCGCTTGTTGGAAAAGTGCAAGCCTATAGTTTGTATCGTGTGCTTCATAATCTGTATTGTAATGTACTTCACCTGCCCAACGCATGTTCATAAAACGGGCGGCAAATGTAAAGATCAACTCTTCTGTGATTTCCATCAAGCGGGCTTTGCTCTTTGCGAGTCTATGTAATTGTTTTCGTTCCTCGATGATTGCGATGCCACTTGCGATTTGATTCTTGCTATTGCGTAAGCCGCCTAAACCTGTCAATGCCTCTACTTGTTCTAATATATCTGCTTGTTTCTTGATGATCTTATCGACATCACCTGTGTCTACAGATATAGTTTCCACTTGTCCTTGTGTGGCACGGACGATTGAACCTGCGTGTACAGGAATGCTGACACCTTTATCAGCACGGATGATAGTGTGCGCAAACTGTATAGCAGTATATGCCTCACACTCTAATTTATAATGTTCTCTTTGTGCGTCTACTGGAGCATCGATATCGCTGATACCAAAATCGATACTGCGTGGGTCGCGGCGACCATAAGCGATAAACGCTGGCAAAGCCATACCAGGTGGATACTCACCGCGACCTGTCTCTGTGACTTCATTCTTACTTAGATTCTTGCCTACCTTATAACTGACCCAATAACTTGGACTCTCAGGTGTGCCTAGATGATAACATTTCACATACCAATCATCTTTGTCTTCTGTCTCTAATACTTTGACATACTTGACCATTGGTTTGCCGCCGAACCATTCCCATTCCCAATCCCATACTTGTATAGGATTTATAGCGACAACATAAGGTCTGCCAAAATTTGCATCGCCTTGCTGTGCCATGTCTACGAAGACCCAGCAATGGCCGAAAATGCTAGTTAGATCGCCAACGCTTTCCATGAACGCATTTAAACTGCGATTCTGTAAGTCAGCATCTAATAAAAATAATTGTGACCATTCGATGTTGCTAGGATCTAAGTATGTGCCATCAGGTGTGCAAAACTTTAGATCACGCTTGATGCCTGGCTCAAACAATACATCGTTGATAGTGTCAACGACATAACGACAGATAGGTTGTGCTATAGTGTTTTGAACTAAGTCAAGATAAAGGTTGCTGTCTTCACTAGGTCTTTTCTTGCGAACATAAGTCTTGAAGATGTAACCGCCCAAATATCCATACTGATACGCGAGCATTTGCTCGTAGGTCGCATTGTATATAGGATTCTTTTTTATTAACTCTTGTGAATTCATATTTGTTTCCGTTGACGATTATTCGCCATCGTCTAGATATTCGTAATAATCGCCGCCGAACTTCTCATCAAGGTATTCTTCTTGTTCCATGCTAGCATATTCTTCTGGATCCATGTCCATAACATCTTCTGTCTCTTGATCGTACATGCTGTACTCATCTAATGCCTTCATGACTTCTGGAAACTCACCGAATGCACGATCAATCTCTTGTGTGCTATGGCCCATATCTGTGAGATATCTGACGACATCTTTGGCGAGATCATAATGATCGTCTTGTGGGATATAAAATTTAGAGATTGTATACATCTCGACCATCATTTCAAAGTCCATGGCTATACCTCGTGTTATGTATAATTTATTTATGCTTTCTTTTTAGGAATATATGTGTAGCATTCACTATGCTTGCGACTGAACCATGTCACATGATCTGTGCCTTTGCAATGCTTACATGTCTTATATGGATTCTTTGCTCTTTGAAAGTTTCTACCATGTTTCTCAACTATGCGCGTATGCCTTGATTTGCTAGTGCCTTCTACTAAATGATCAGGATTCACGCAATGTTTTGTGAGGCATGTATGTTGTATCTCACCATGGCTATCTAGACCTTTATGTATCCCAACGACTCTATGAACTGTTGTCATCTTTGGTATGCCATTGTCGCCACGGATCATACCATAACCTGCATTGTTCACTGGCCCAGTCCATAGCCAGCATTCACTTTTATCTGTGGGTATCTCTATGCGTTTCATCACGCGATCATATGCGCTTGTAGTTTTTGACTTCTTGCGTGGTTTTTTGTTTTTCGTAAACATACTTGTATTTAGTATGTTTGATAATCTTCATTTATTTCTGCACCCTTTACGATCTCTTCCCATGTAGGACCGCCAGGATACAATGGACTCTCAGGCATGTACTCTTTGCCTGGCATGTTCATTCGTGCGTAGCGTGGATCCATGCCTACATATTCATGCAAGCCCATGTCATCGTGCAATATTGGGAACAAGTGATGTATACCATAGCGTAATGCGTCACCTAATCCGTCTATGTGTGCGTATTTCTGTTCAGTATATTTGACTAATTTCTTTCTGCTACCATCTTCAAAGTGATATGTGGTCAATGCTTCTAACAACAATTGATCATCTTTATTGACTACCAATCCATTTCGTGTGATGAACGCATTGACTGTGTTATCTGTGTCTGTGATCAATGGATTGCTCTTGCGACTGTTGACGATAGTGAAACCATATTTCTCTAATATAATCTTATCTGTGATACCAAAGGGACTTGTAGTGTCGCGGTTCACTTGCGTACCACTCATGTCGATCACGCTATTGATCCTGCGTCTTGGAAAATCATTTCTTATTGCTTGCGCAATACCTTCTGTGCTACAATCTCGTATGGCATAACTCTTCAATATCTCTATCTTACCATTGATCTTGCCTTCATTAGTGACTTGCGCTATGACGGCGCACATCACTCTTTTATTAAAGTCCGCAAAATGGTACAGATCACCACCTCTGTCAACGATCTCATCAACTGTGTGTAGATGTTTGTTAAACGAATAGAAAAACTGGTCAGCACTACTCTCCCAACTGCATAGATAATCTTGCGCAAACTTGAGTGGACTTAGTAATTTCTTTTGCTCATCGATGAACTTGCGATTACCACTACGCATTTGCTCATAGTTGAAATGCCTGACGATATAACGATCACTATTCTCTAATGCTAATTTAAATAAGTCATACAATGGACCTGTACCATTAGGGGTGCTTATCACGATCAATCTACCGCCTGTGTCAGGTTGACCTACTTTAGGGCGCAATCGATTGGTTATTTCTTGTAATGTATCTTGCGTGTATAGTGCGGCCTCGTCAGCGACCCATACGCCCACATTAAGACCTCTTAGATTCTCACGCATCTCTGCACTTTTACAGCGTATGAACACGCCATTGGGAAACTTGATCGTCATGTCTGTGTTGTTGATATCGACACCATCGACTAAGTTATAATATTCAACACAACTACGCTTTAGTGGTTCCCATATCAAACTCTTGATCATGGTAGTTGTTGGTGCGCTATAGATGACATCTTTACCTTTGTGATATCTAGCATCGTTAGCGAATATAGGCAATGCGATACTAGCAAGGAATGTCTTGCCACTACCTACAGGAACTATATTGATGCAATGTTTGTCACTCTCTAACCAATCACGCAATATAGTCTGCTGTTCGCCAAATAATGTGATGTCAATCTTTCTTTGCATCTTGTAATGTATAGATAGGCGACCAATCTTGCAATTCTTGTTTAGGAAAGTTATAGATAGGTCTGAGGCTCTGACCTTGCGTAGTATGATCTATCTGTTGCACATCTTGTATGATATATTTCGCTAGTCCCAAGATGTATTTGCTGACTAGTTCATTATCGTTATCTAATTCTGCGTCACGGATCTTTTTGTTTATGAACTGGCTGAAAGTCATGCCTTGTTCACGACGGAAATCGTTTAACAAGACTGCTGGACTGATCTTGTTTGTTGATCCTTTGGGTCTGCCGCTGTTTGCTCTTGGGCCACCTCTACCATGTTTTGGTTTATTTGATTGTTTTTCAGACATTTATCGTCTCCTTTAACTATCTTTACGATAGTGCCATCACTTTTGTATATCATCTTTTTTACTTAATGTGAATTTACCACAACATGCAGGTGAGAAGTCATAACCTAATCTATCACAACGCTTGACGACATAATCAAGATTGATACTATGTTCTAATGAACTTACATTCTTAAAACGCCTATAATAGATTATGCTTGATAAAAAATCATTATCGGTCATGGCGTTCCAACGGTTGATATGATCAGTCGTCATTTCTTACCGGGTCTTGGTTTCGGTTTCTTTGGTTTATTGTTATACATCGATGACTCCTTCTTTTTTGAGTATGCTTAGTGCCCATGTCAATGCGGCAGGTCCGCCCCATAATAGATATGCTTGTGTACCAGGTGTGTTCTGTCCAGGTTTGTAATTCTTACGATGCCTCGACAAAAACTGATATGTTCGCATGACAGTATCTAGGCTGACACTTTCACGCTTTGCGAATTGATTCGCTCGTTGTAAACCAACTGCTGTACCACCACGATTGCTGGGTGTGCTTTCTTCACGCATTTTCAGTCCACGCTTGGCATTATTTGCCATGGTCTCAGTTGGTCTATAACTCATTTTTTCACCTTGACACAGATATCTCTACCATTTTGTGTACCTTGATATTTGTATCCTTGCCAACATGCTTTTGCATCGGCGCCGATCTTTTTACCTTGCTGATTAGTCTGTGGCAACTTAACGGGTTTACTTTGTTTCATACATATACCTTCTCATATTGTTCTGGGTCGTCTTCTGGATCAAGACCGTCCCACATAGTACCATCTACTTTATACCTATACTTTAGTCTACCATAGATGCTTAGTACTTTTTGATTATCTTTTTTCCATTTAGTGACAACTTCATCATAACGATCACCGCCCAATATCAATCGCATCTGTGTCTTACAGTCTTCTATGCTAGGATTGATATCGTATTTGCTGTTCTCTATGGTGATCATGAAGTCCAAGCATTTGTTCTGCTCAGGTTCTAACAGATATGGACATAGTTCTGCATACATCTTCTCAAACTGTTTGAAGCCCAATGTGTGAATGATGCGATTGTGATTTGTTATGATCAATGTAGTGTCTCCTTATTGACTTCTACAGGAACATCAAATTGCACAGTCTTGATATTGACATCACCCATGAGTGGCTGTCGTTCTAATTCTTTCTTCTTGTCGATCAATTTCTGCTCAGTCTGCAATGCGCCCAAGAATGTATAGATCGCATGTAAGCCAATGATCTTTGCATCGATCTCTTTCTTGTCTACTTCGATCAATCGTGGATCGTCTAAACTTGATAGTTTGGTCAATGCATCTTTGATGTCATTCATGAGTTCATTTACTGTGACCCATAATCTGCCATCTTCTGTCTTCATTAATTCGTATGTCTCTTTCATTTGTTCTTACCTTTGTATCCACTCGCATATATCGCTCTTGCTTGTTTCTCGGCATCTTCACGCTTGCGATATACTTTACCTGTGTCGCCCCAACGATATCCCATGATCTTACCACTACTGTTTCTGACTTCTTTGACTGGCATAGTGTTCTCCTATACTATTATTTATTTCACATCCAATGGTCTTGACTTCATGGCTGTGATACAGAAAAACTTCTCTTTGACAGATTTATATGTGTTATTTTCTGCCGGCAAGTTCAATGTGAATTCTAATATGTCGAACTTCTTGATAGTAAATCCTGTGCGTACTAACAATGCAACAAGCATGTCTTCTGATAATATGCTATAATGATTTGGATTATACTCATGTTTGCGTTCACAACCTGGTGCTGGAACTTCTATATAGATATGGCTATTTTGCTTGAGTATGCGATTATACTCCATGAGGCTGAATATAGGATATGGGCTATGTTCTAGTGCATGTCTGAGGAAAATGAAGTCTACACTCTCGTCATGATAGCCATCACTTTGTGGCAAGAAACTTAGATCATATTGCTTGACGGTATGACCCTTGCTAGTGCAAAGTTGTATGTCGCCTGGACTTAATGTGACTCCTGTGACATCTGTGTATCCTCTACTTTTCATCTCGTCTAGGAAATATCCTGGACCACAACCCAAGTCTAATATCTTGCTGTCTTTGTTTAGATTGAGACTGTCTACATGTTCTACTGTGACTTTGCTAGTGAGTTCTTTGTGGAATCCACTCTCACCCTCGTCATAGACATGATTGGTGTAAAGATATTCGTTATAAAATCTAAGTTTTAATGTATCGATTGTTTTTTGTGCATCAATTATTTGTGTCATAGTCTAGTATTTAGTCAAAGCCATTTGTCTTCATTTTTTGCTTGTTGACAGTACAGATATAACGATGCTTGTCTATGACCCTAGTATCGGTCATCAATGTATCACATAACCTACAACTCATGCCCTTGAATTGCCATTGTTTTTTTAGATAGACATATACCTCGCTCAATGGGACTTGTTCTAATTCTTCTATGATCTCTAGTTTTTCTATCCTCTTGAGTTGTGCTTTGGTACTGCTATTGACTCCATTCAATTGGCTTGCTATCTTTTGTTCTTGCGTATATGGTTTTCTAGTTCTTGGCATCAACTACTTATCATTTTAGGTCTTTTCGCTTACTTGCGAGTATGCGGAAATTACCAAATGGCATGAACTTATCATATCCAAGTTCACGCCATTGTTTCTTAAGTTTTTTGGTTTCTAGTTCTTTTTTAGATAATCTCTTGACTAGTTTTTTGTTCATAATCTAGATATGATATGATACATATGCTCACCACTGAAATAACGCTCACGGATATGTTTGGCGATATTCAATGACTCGTTATATCTGTTCTTGTCATATGTCTTGACGATATGCAATATGCGTTCGCTGACATCTACCCAGACATTCTCCTTCTCATACCATGGATCATCCATATGATAACGATTTGATATTGGATACATCTCTTTATAACTGAGTTTGTCCGGCACGATTGGAACACAACCCAATCTCACGGCTTCATATGTGCCTATGCCTAGATTCTCATGTTTGCTACAACTGAACACCACTTTGGATTTGCTCAATAATTTGTAATATTCGTCTTTGTCTAGATTATGTTCTTGTGTCTTGACGAACAATATATCTGGAAAATAACTTTGCACTTTTTTCGCTATCCAATCGAATACATGTGGCGCCTTGTCAGTATTCAATCTATGTGGAAACACCACGATATCTTCTTTATCATCGTAATTTGGCTGTATGATATCTTCAAGATAATCTAATGGATAACCAACCAACATGGCTTTCTTCCTATCCACGCTATGTTCTGCCATGAATGTATCTAGATGATGATTCGTGGCAAAGAAATTGATATCATATGCGTTATACATGCTCAACTCATGATTTTTGACCCAAGCATGATTCTTGATCTTCATGCCAAGTATGTCGGTCTTATCATACCAACCTGCATGCCATATGCCAACGACCTTGATATCTATATCGTTCAATTCACACAGATATCTCAATGTATGTATGGTCTGATTCCATGCATCTGTGAAGAAAAACACATCGCCATTTTTCACTTTGTTATCTATGAATAATTGGCTGATCTTTCGTGCTTGGCTTGCTTTGTAATCGCATGTCTTATTGAAATCAAAGAAAGCACCATTTGTGGTGTCTTTGTAATTACTTGTATCTCCACTTATGTTTACTATCTCATGGTCTTTGAGTAGTTTCTTCATGTGCCTTGGTATATGATAATGCCATTGCTTGGTATATCTATTGTCAAGTGGTTCGATATCTACTATATAAATTGTTTTCATTTGTTACGCTCCATTGGTTTGTTATTAGTATCATACTATATATGATAATTTCTGTCAAGTGCTTTTATGCCGTTCGCTTCGCTCAGGCATAGCACTTCACAGAAACTTTCGTTTCTGTTTCGTGCATCCTTTTTAGGTCACATTTTATATCTCATATCATGCACAGGCAAAGGGGTAGATACCCACTTTGCACAAAATTCATGCCCGAGGCTGAAGGTTCTAACTCTAAACATTTAAACTAGCGGATTGACTATATCTCAGTACCATTTCTGGCTGTTCGTGTATTCACTAATAACATACAGCATTCGTTAGACCTTCTGTATGTCTAGTATGCGCCCTCTACCCTTTTTTACTATGACGCATCGCATTTAACCTTTACGATGTAGAAATGACTGTCGTGCCGAGTGGCGTGATATCATTTATGGCAACTTTCGTTGTCTACATTATAGTGTTAGACTCACCACACCTTACCGTCACACATCAGAACGGATTACGGTCGCCTTCTACGCGGCGCAAGCGTTTAGCGTCTAAATTTTTTGTTCTGCTTCTTAATTAGTCGTTTCAATCTGTCTTTACTAATTTTAGTATTGACGAATGGTTCATGCTTCAATGGTTTTGACTTAGTAGGTTCTAATAACCGATTTGGCATCCAACGAACATATTCAGTCATATGTATTGGATTTTCTATAAACCATTTTTGTTTATGATCATCCCACCAGCAACCCTTTTGTTTTGCTAGTTCCTTTTCTTCAAAAGGTACTTCTAGATATATTCTCATATTAGCAAAAATACATCATCTCAAGATCGTCCCATACTCTAATGATATAGAACAAACTTTTTCGTTTTTGACCTGGTGTCAGTTTTTTATTTTTATCTGTATCGTAATTGTATGTAGTTAAAATATTACATACAGCAAGCCATTCACTTGGATCGCCTTGTATACTATGT